GGGCGATGAGCATCGACCACGCGAGGATCTAGGTAGCTACGCCGAGTGATGCGGTCGGACGAGTGGCCGAGAAATGCCGTGGCGTCGAAGCCGGCCGCTGCGAGGTGCGACGCCGTCGACCGACGCAGAGCGTGGAACTGAACGTCGCGTCCGTCGCCAAGGCCGGCGCGCCTCGTGATGGTCTTCCAGCGTTTTCGCAGGGCCGTCCCGCTGGCGACCCACCAGAACACCGTCGGACCGTTGTGAGCCGCCACGCGGTCGACCAGGTCGCAGGCCTCGGGCGACAGCTCGTAGACACGTTCCTGGCGGCCGCCTTTCCGGACGTGGGCCGGCACGGTGAGCGTCGGCCGTCGCCAGCACATGCGGGGCGTCGACAGGATCGCGTTTATGCGCTCGCCGGTCTCCAGTGCGACTGCGATGAGCGCTGGAAAGAACACGGACGCCGGCACCGGCCCAACCCAGCCGCTCGAATGCCGTGCGGCGTCGGCGAGCCTGGCCAGCTCGTCCGTCGTGAACGCTCGCGGCGTCGACTGCGGCACCAGCTCGGGGGAGACCGACGGGCGGAGCTTCACGAGGCCGCGGCCTTGCGCGAGGTTCCACAGGGCCAAAAGCCCTGACCGCTCGCGGGCCACGCTATTTGGCGAAAGCCGCTGGCCGCGCACTGCGAGGAACTGGCTGACGGTCAGGTCCTCGAGGTCGTCGAGAAGCGCGGCTCGTCCGAGCCACTTGGAAAACTGCGTGATGGCGTGCCGCAGCAGGCGGACACTTTCGCGCGACCTACCGCGCAGTCGCAGCGGCACGTACACGGTGTCCAAAAAGGCGTTGAGCGTCATGGTGCGTGATCCTCCTACTCAGGGATAGGTCACGCGTCCGTGCGGGTGTGCTCCGTCCGTGGAAGGGAGTCCGGTCGTGCGGGCTGTGCGGGTCGGCCGGTTTTGCGGGGTTTCATCCTGTCCCCGCCACTTTCAAACGTTGCAATCCCGACGGGATCGCAACCCTGTCCCCGGTAGGCCCACTGGAACCATCGGGATCTACGCCAAGGAAGGCAAAGCGCTCATGCCAGGACAGGGCACCCGCAGGCAGAAACCTGGCAGCAGCCGCAGCAAGCCTTCCGGCGGCCGGCCACGGAACAGGGTTCCGAGCGAGTGGGGCCTCCGAGTTGAGGCTATGGCCGCCAAGCGAGGCCTGACACGCAGCGAGTTGGCTGAGAAGATCGGCATTAGCTACGTGTCCATGTGGCAGCTCTTGATGGGCCAGACGAAGCCCAAGATGGAAACGGCCTGTCGACTGGCGGACGCGCTCGGCGTCCCCCTCGACAAACTGCGGCAATAGCCCAGTTTTTCATTTTTCCGTGTCACCTAAAAACTCGCCTTGACGGGTTTTTAGGCGTGGCCTACTATCCGCCCCCGTCACGCCACGACGGCGTGCGGCGGAGGGATACGCCATGCCGACCGGTGTTGCCGATGGGCCGCGGATTCGCGCACGTCACGGATACGCAGCTCCTCGAGTGGGCATCGGCTATGCCATTGGAGCGCATCGCCGCAATTACGGGGTCGACTACCTCGTCGATCTCGCGCCGGCTACGGGCGCTCGGCTGGACGGACCCACATCCCGGCCCCAAGGACCCGGACGAGGCGACCATTCGCCAGCGGTGCTCGGAGGTGCAGTCGCGCTGGTCCGAGCAGGAGCGGCGCAGGAGAGCCGGGCAGCGGCGAGCGAGCGTAACCGTCGTACACGCATCCGATCTCGGGCTTGCCAGCTTCTCGTGACGTGGCTGCACCGCGTGGCGCGCTGCCACGCGCATCTGTGCGCGATCGTGCGGCTGTACGGCGACCCGTCGAAGGCCGGCGGCCAGTCCAACGCTGGCGAGACGTACCAGGCCCGCGCGGCTCGCGGCGACCGCACGCTGCTCTACGACGCGCTCACCGTGACGATCGACGAGCTGATCGAGGTCCGCGACGAGATCGGCGCGACCATGGACGCGGCCGAGCCGACGACGGCCGCGCCGGGCACGCAAGACAAGGTCGAGGAGATGTGTCGCCGCGCCGAGCGTGGCGAGAGCCTCTTCGTCGATGGCGATACGCAAGGACGCGAGGTCGGCGACGGATCGCTGGCCTGATCACGGATGGTTTTTTGCGGTCGGTCGTGACGGAGTGCGGCCGGCCGCGCTAAGGAGGGCTACGTGCTAGTGCTCACGCGAGCGGAGGGCGAGCGTGTCGTCGTGCCGCATGCACGGATGGAGATCGTGGTGCAGGAGATCAGAGGCAACGTCGTCCGCCTGGCGTTTCGAGCGCCAAACCGGATCGACATCTTCCGCGGCGAGGTGTTCGACAGGATCGCGATGGATCAGTGGGACGAGGACGAACCAACTCAAGAGGAGGACGTGAAGTGAAGATCGTGAAAGGCAAGCAGGCTGCACCGGTGCGGTGCGTGCTCTACGGCGTCGAGGGCATCGGCAAGACGACGCTGGCTGCGCAGTTTCCAACGCCGCTGTTTCTGGACACCGAGGACGGAACCAAGCAGCTCGAGGTCGACCGGGTCGCGTGCCCGGACTGGCCAAGCCTGCGGGGCGCGGTGGCCGAGCTGGCCGTCGAGAAGCACGGTTACCAGACGATCGTGATCGACTCGATCGACTGGGCTGAGCGGGCGCTCGTCGAGTTCGTCTGCAAGCAGGACGGCAAGAAGTCCATCGAGGACTACGGCTTCGGCAAGGGCTACACGGTGGTGGCCGAGCACATGGGGCGGTTCGTCGAGGGCCTCGACAACCTGCACCGCGCCGGTCTGCACGTCCTGCTGGTGGCCCACGCCAAGGTGCAGCGGACGTCGCCACCGGATCAGACCGACGGCTACGACCGCTACGAGCTGCGGCTGTCGAAGCAGGTCAGCCCGATCGTCAAGGAATGGGCGGACGCGCTGCTCTTCGCCAACTACCGCATGCGGCTGATCGAAGGCAGCGACGGGAAGCGCAAGGCGATCGGCGGTAAGGACCGCGTCGTCTACGCCGAGCGTGCGGCGGCCTTTGACGGGAAAAACAGGTACGGGCTTGGCGAAGAGCTGCCCATGACGATCGAGGCTCTCGCGCCGCTGTTCACCGGCACGGGTGCCAGGCCGATCGACACCGAGCTGTACGACCAAGTCGTCAAGTACATCGCCGAGGCCAAGAGCGTGCGGACGCTCGGCAAGATTGGCGACCGCATCGACGCACTGCTGTGCGACGGCCAACTGACGGCCGAGCAGGGCGAGGCGTTGACAGTACTGGTCAAGGAGCGGCACGACGCGATCGAGCCGCAGGAGGTGACCGATGGCGTGGCATGACGTGCCGCCGTGGACGGCCAAGCGGGCCGAGTCGGAGGAGCTGATGCAGCAGGTGGCCGAGGTGGTGCGGCGGTGGCACGTCCGCCGCATCTCGGGCAACACGGCGGTGGAGAAGGTGCGGGAGCTGCTGGAGCCGCTCCGCGTGAGGGTCGGGCAGGCACACGAACCGGAGATCAAGTCATGAATTTTGATCAGTGGTGGAACTGGGACGAGGAGCCGCGAGCCGCCGTGGACCACGGGCACACGCAGAAGGTGCCGACGGGCCGGCACACGGGCGACATCGTCAAGGCCGAGATCAAGGACCTCAAGTTCAAGATCGCGGACGACAACCCTACGGGTACCTCGCTCGTCGTCACGTGGAGCAAGTCGGGCTACTACCCGGTCGAGGCGATCGTGAACCTGCGGTGGCGTGGCCTGCTCGAGGCGGTCTGCCGGGCGGCTGGCGTGTCGCCACCCAAGCGTGGCGAGGACTGGGACGAGCAGTCGCTGGTCGGGCGCGTGGCCACCGTCGACATCGAGAACAAGGTGGCGCAGGCCACTGGCACTGAGTACCAGCGCATCACCAGGTGGCATGCGTCGCCACAGAGGCCGCTGCCGGCCGAGGCAAAGCCGAAGCGGGCGGCAGCCAGGACGCCTGCCGCCAAGACGCATGCGGAGTTCCAGGAGCGGAGCGATGCCGACGACATCCCTTTTTGACGACGACCGCACCATCCAGTTCTACGGCGGTCCATGGGACGGGATGCCGTACACGCCGAGGCGTGGCGAGCAGTACCCGGCCAGGCTGGACATGCCGTGGAGCGGGCAGCTGCACCACTACCGACTCGTGCAGCACGGCGGCGTCGTGCAGCTCTTTTACATCGGAAAGGCACTACCGGACGGAGCGAGGATCGGATGAAGGTCTACAAGGGATGGCGGGCGGATCGTGTGGGGAAAGACGGCGTGTTTGTCAGCACCTACTCCGGCACGGTGTCCGAGTGCGGTCAGTGGGTCGAGTGCGGCGAGACCAGGCACCGGATCTCTCCGCAGTGGCACGCACGTGCCGTCGATGCCGAGGCCTCGATGGCCGGCGAGATCGAGGAGATCGGCCGGAGGCTGCTCGAGCAGGCGGCCAAGTTGCGAGAGGCTGCGGAGGTGGTGGCGTGAGCGACTACTACCGCGAGCCAGAGTCCGTGCTGCCGCTGTTCGCGGCGGCCAGGCGGACCGATCCGCCAACGTCGCACAAGGCCGCCCAGCGGGCGCCTGTGGCCGGTCACCGTCGCCTGGTGCTCAAGGCCTTGGCGGCCGGGCCGGCTGGGCAGACCGAGATCGCACAGCGGGCTGGCATCACGGTAGCCGCGGTGTCCAAGCGGCTGCCCGAGCTGCGGCGTGCCGGGCTGATCGAGAAGACGGGGCGCGAGGTGGCGGGTGGGGAGTGTGAGTATCGGTTGAGGCCGGCGTCGCGTTGACGCTAGTTGGCGGGAAGGAGCCTATTTCAGTGGACATCTTAGAGCCCAACAACACATGCGACATCTACAAGCGCAGCATCCATGACCTAAGAACACGTGGGGACATTGCCGCTTTGTCTGAGATGGTCGAGACCTGGTACTCACGATGCGACTTTGGCAAGGATTTCCAAGGACAAGCAATATGCGATTTGGGAGTTACGACTGCAGGCGTGGTGTGGATTCGTACAACCGAAGGAACTGTGGAATTTTGCCAAGAACGCAATAGGTGGAGGCTGGTTCAAGAAGGCGAGGAAGGGCAATGCCAGTATGCGATGGCTCGCATTGCTGAAATCACGCACGTTCCGTTTGCGTATTTGTGCGGAGTGCGTGACGCGGTGGCGATTATTAACAGAATTGGAAAAGACCAACTGTGCGAATCCGTTAAAGACCTGGGTTTAGAGCACGCGAAGCTGTGTAGGGAAATCAAGAAAAAGCAGATTGCCGTTGATGCAGTAGTTGTCGACTTAGATGAGTCCTCGACCGAGGAAAGGCTCGTGTCGCGTGATTACCCAGACGCTCCAGTTGCGACTTTTACATGGCACCAATTGCGGAGTCATTTTCGGGACGAACCGGGCGTTTACTTCGCCTGGGCATCAGGCCGTGTCGTCTACGTTGGTGCCACAGAAGTCGGCATGTGGAAACGATTTGGCAGCACCCACAAGTCGGTCAACAAAAAGGATCGGTTTAGTTTTGTGAAACTGCCGCGCCATGAGGTCTATTTCGCAGAAACTGTTTACATCGCACGATATGCACCAGATCGGAACGCATGTGTTGCACAAGCAATGAAAAAACGAGTTGGGGGTCAGCGTGGATCAAAAGCACAATCACAAAACGCGTGAAGCCTATCCGGTTTTTGTTTGGGAAAAACAAATAATTCACCCAGATGGGGCTTCAAATGCAGCATGGACAATTTCGTGTGTGTTCCAGATTGGAGTGACATACGCAAATGAACGATACGTAAGCCCTTATGTGGCGTTTGATTTGTTGGACTGGTGACGTTGGCATGAACAAAGCATTGAACAAGCCGTTCGGCGGATACAGTTTTTGGCCAGGAAGGTGCCATGAAGTGACATCTGTTGCTGTATGTATTGATTCAGTGTTTCCAACATCGCCGCTCGGAGTAAAAGTTGTTGTCACGGATTCCGGCACGCTAAATGCCGTCAATGCGAGAAGGCTTGCTGAAGTTTTGGTGCATGCCGCCGATTGGCTTGAAGCAACAAGATCATACTGTACTTATCCTGTCGGAGCAGTTGTGTATTCGATTGGCCTTATGTCACACTTCGGCGAAAGTGAACGCGAAGGTGAGTACTACAAAGTCGGCAAGACAAATGACATTGCAAAACGATTAAAGCAAATACAAATTGGCAGCCCAGTTGAACTGGTGTTAGACGCTTACCTTCCATGCACTAGCGAAAGAGTCGCTGCTGATATAGAGGCAGAAGCGCACAACTTGCTATCTGATTTCAGGGCTAAAGGCGAGTGGTTTCAGTGCAACCCTGTAACGATTTATGATGCACTTCGAGGCTCTGCATTGAACAACGGCCTTGATGTCGAGCCAATCGTGTTTGGCGAAGGTCGACCAAGAAACTTTTAAGTGAGGCCACGGATGGCCGGTGAATGGATCGCCTACGACCTTGCCCTGCCGGCCAAGCCGGAGGTGCAGGAACTGATCGACGAGACCGGCCACCCGGTCGAGGTCGTCGTATTCCGCCTCCTGCAGTTGTGGGGCTGGGCCTCGATGCACTGCCACGACGGCGTGGCTCGGATGACGCTGCCACGCCTTGTCAGGACGTGCGGCGGTGACGATGCCTTCTGGCGTGCCGTGGCGGCCGTCGGGTGGCTGGAGATCGACGAGACGGCCGCTACCGTTGCTGTCCCCGGATGGGACCGCCGGTTCAGCCAGGCGGCCAAGTCGAGAGCCCAGCAAGCCGACCGGGCACGGTCGTACGAGGACCGGAATCCGGCCCGAAAACGCCCCGTCGGACCTTCCGATGCGCGCGCATCGGACGTTCCGGCGCTCGCGCATCGCAGAGGAGAGGAGAAGAGAGGAGAAGTTCCTCCTCCTCCGCGCGAGGCTGCGCAGACCGAGGACGGCTGGCAGCGGCTGCGGACGGCCTGGAACGCCGGCCCGGGACGTCCGTGGAAGCACCCGCAGCCCCCGGACGGCCTCGAGGAGCGGCTGGCGGAGCCCGGGTGGCTGGACGAGGCCGTCCAGGCCATCGCCCACCTGCCCAAGTGCCGGTATTTCAAAACCCCGCCGACCCTCGTGCAGCTCTGCGGCAGCGGATTTGTGCGACGGGTGCTGGGCGGCCAGTACGACGACGCCAGGCCTGAGCGTGGAGCTGCCGGCGAGCAGCCCAAGCGGCAGCTCGACCCGGAGTTCCAAGCCGCCGTGCGTCGCACCGAGGCCGCGCTGGCCGCCAAACGCCGGGAGGCCTCGTGACCACAGCCCCGCTCGACGACCGCCGGCCGCCGGTACGGTCAGGGCATGCGAGCCCTGGTCGTGATCCTCGCGCTAGCCCTGACGCACCCAGCCGTCGCTGGGACCAGGGACGACGGCGTGCCGGATGCCCGGTACCTCGAGCTGGGTCGGCAGATGCGGCCGTACACGGCCGCGGTGAGCTGCCGCAGCCCCGAGGGGCATCGGCACACGGCTACGGCCGTGGTCATCGCCGGCCGCTGGGCGCTGACGGCGGCACACGTCGTGGCCGGCTGCGACGACGTTCGTCTGGCGTTCGCCGACACGTCCCGGGACGTGGACCTGGTCGTCGTGCACCCTGGCTGGGAGCGGCTGGCCATGGCCAGCGAGGACTTGGCGATCCTGCGGACGACCGAGGACTGTGCCCTGCCCTGGTACCCGGAGATTGCCGAGACGGTCACGGCCGGCGAGGCCTGCATCGTCGCCGGCTACGGAGTGACGGGCACCATGGGGCGAGGCTACGAGATCGCAGACGGCCGGCTCCGAGCCGGCACGCAGACCATCGACTCCATCGAAGGGCCGATCGTCACCTGCTCGGCCAAGGCCAGGTCGTCGCCGCTCGAGTACATGATCGCCCCTGGCGACAGTGGCGGGCCGCTGTTCGTTGGGTCTGGTACGTCGGCCCGGCTGGCCGCGATCAACTCGCACCAGGTCGGGCCACGCGGGCCACTTCGTTCACGCTACGGCGAGGAGAGCGGCCACGTGCTGTTGCACCCTGTGCGAGCGTGGATGACGTCCGTCATGGAGGCACACCATGGGACGCATGAGCAGACAGAAGGGCAAGCGCGGTGAGCGCGAGTGTGCGGCCGAGCTGGCTGCCCTGCTCGGTGTGAACGCACGCCGTGGCGTGCAGTACCAAGGCGGGCCGGACTCGCCTGACGTCGTGCTCGATGGTGTGAACATCCACGTCGAGTGCAAGCGTACTGAGCGACTCGACCTCTACGCTGCGATCACACAAGCGCGTGACGAGTGCGGTGACAAGGTGCCGATCGTGTGGCACAGACGCAACAACCACGACAGCGTCGTGATCATCGAGACATCGAAGCTGCTCGACGTGTGTCAAGCCATCATGGCAGTCGCTGTGTTGCAAAATGCAGCGCTGCAAAATGCAACACATGCCAAAGTGGCGGGTCCTTTGGCCAATTGTTAGCGAGTGGCTACCCGGCGAGCACCCTATTACAAGCGCGTTTTTTAGCCTGTCTGCAATGACTCGATCCGACCAAAAGCACCGCCTCGACGCCGCCAAGGCACGCTACGACGACATCAAGCGTCGCACCGGCGAGCGGTCGCGTGCGGTCGCCGCTGCCGGCCGCGACATCGGCAGCGCTCCGCCGGTGAAGGACGCCAAGCGGCTCGCCGCATGCCGCGCGTCGTTCCGGTTGTTCTGCGAGACGTACGCTGCCGAGTCGTTCCCGCTGGCGTGGTCTGACGACCACCTGCGAGCTATCGCCAAGATTGAGGCGGCGGTGATCCGTGGCGAGCTCTTCGCATTTGCTATGCCTCGCGGCAGCGGCAAAAGCACGATGTGTGAGTGGGCGTGCATCTGGGCAATGCTGTACGGCTACGCCCAGTTCGTCATGCTCATCGGCTCCGACGCCGACATTGCGCAGGCCATGCTCGACTCGATCAAGTCGCACCTCGAGCACAACGACGTTCTGGCGGAAGACTTCCCAGCCGTGTGCCACCCTGTGCGTGCGATGGAGGGCATCACGCGTCGGGCGCAGGGTCAGACGTGCGAGGGTGAGCCCACGCACATCGAGTGGACCGCCGACCAGATCACGCTGCCCTGGATCCCGGGTGCACCGTCAGCCGGCGCCGCAGTGCGGGTGGCCGGCATCACCGGCCGCATCCGCGGCATCAAGCACACGCGACCCGACGGCAAGACGCTTCGTCCGTCGCTCGTCCTCATTGACGACCCGCAGACCGACGAGTCGGCTGCCAGCCCGTCGCAGGTTGCCAACCGCGAGCGGGTGCTGGCCGGCGCCATCCTCGGACTCGCCGGCCCGGGTGCGAAGATCGCTGGCCTGTGCACGATCACGGTGATCCGTCCGGACGACCTGGCGGACCGGCTCCTCGACCGTGCCCGCCACCCGTCGTGGCAGGGCGAGCGGACGGCACTGGTCTACGAGTGGCCGACGCGTGACGACCTGTGGGGGCAGTACGCCGAGCTGCGTCGTCAGGGTCAGCGCGACGGAAGCGGCACCGATGCCGCCACGGCGTTCTATGCCGAGCACCAGGCCGACATGGATGCCGGCTCCAAGGTGGCGTGGCCGGCACGCAAGCACGACGACGAGCTGTCGCCACTACAGCACGCTTGGAACCTGCGGATCGACCGCGGCGAGAACGCGTTCTTCGCCGAATACCAGAACCAGCCGGTGGCCGATGACATCTCAAGTGACAAGCTCGACAAGCGCGGCCTGGCACTGCGCGTAGTTCCACCGGCTCGGTCCATTGTGCCGGCCGGCCACAACACGCTCACGGCGTTCGTCGACGTCCAGGAAAAGCTGCTCTTTTGGCTGGTGGCGTCGTGGGGTGAGTCGTTCGGCGGCCGCGTCGTGGCCTACGGCACGTACCCGGATCAGGGTGTGTCGTTCTTTGAGGGTGCCCACGCCAAAAAGACGCTGGCACGAGCAGCCAGTGGCGCCGGCTTTGAAGGTGCGCTGCGGGCCGGCCTCGACGAGGTGGCTCGGCTGCTACTGGGCCGAGACTGGCTGCGCGAGGACGGCGCCAAGATGCGGATCGAGCGGATGCTGGTCGACGCCAACTGGGGGCAGTCCACCACCGTCGTACGCACGTTCGCCAAGCAGTCGCCTTTCGCGGCCCAGCTGCTGCCGTCGCACGGCCGCGGCATCGGTGCGTCGAGTCAGCCGCTGACCGAGAAGCAAAAGCACCGCGGCGACAAGGTCGGGCTCAATTGGCGGATCGGCAAGCTCGGCGACACCGACCACCGGTCAGTGCTCTACGACGCCAACTTCTGGAAGACGTTCTGCGCCGCGCGGCTGCGTCTCGGTATCGGAGATCCCGAGGCGATCACGCTGTACCAAGGCGACCACGACCTACTGTTCGAGCACCTCACCAGCGAGTTCCCGGTGAGGACCGAGGCCCGCGGCCGCGTCGTCGACGAATGGAAGATCAGCGGCCGCGACAACCACTGGTGGGACTGTCTCGTCGGTTCGGCCGTGGCCGCCAGCATCAACGGTTTGCAGCCGGCAGCGAGCGAGGCCGGCGGCCGGCGTCGCAAGAAGGTCATGATCCCGACGGCGCCTACGCGCAAGATCGAGCTGCGGAGGATGGGTGCATGACCGACATCGTGACACGCCTGCGCCGGTGGACGCACGCAGTCGACGCTGCGCCGGCGAGCGATCTCATGGACGAGGCGGCGGAGGAGATTGAGCGGCTGCGTCTCACCGACGCGGAGCGCGAGGCGCTGTCGTCGGTGCTGGCTCGTCTGTGCTGCGAGATGACGGACGACGAGCGGCGGTTGATTGTTAGGGTATGCACAATGAACAGCGATCCCGGCGGGCAGGCACCGCACCGATAAAGCGGCCCGCCGAACCCGCCGGGGTCGTTTTTGGTGAAACTACGTAACACGCAGCAGCACCATGTCCGCTCCGCTCATCCTCGGCGTCGGCGTCGTCTACCTCGCGGTGGCCTGCGACCAGTGGTCGAAGGGCAGCACCGGCATGGCCATCGCGTGGGCCGGCTACGCGCTGGCCAACATCGGCCTGGCCATGGCCGCCAAGTAGGCCACACCCCCTGCGGTCTGCGCTCGCGCGCGCTCTATCGTCGCCACTATGAGCGACGCCATCGAGCAGGCCATCGAAGACACCGCCACCGGCCCCAAGCGCGTCCGCACGGACGCCGGCGAGGTAGAGGCGCAGTCCATCCAGGACCAGATCGCCGCGGACAAGTACCTGACAGGCAAGGCGGCCGCATCGACCTCGAGGCGTGGCCTGCGGTTTAACCAGCTCACACCATCGCCGTACTCCTGATGGCATTCCTCGACTTCTTCCGTGCCAAGGCCAAGCCGCGCCCCGTCGCGGCTCCGGTCGTGCGCGGGCGGTACGAGGCGTCGCAGCTGGGCGACGACTACAAGCACTGGCAGGTCGCGGACGCATTCTCTGCCGACGCGCAGCTTTCGCCGGTCGTGCGTCGCACGATCCGCAACCGCGCGAGGTATGAGCGCAACAACAACTCGTACCTGGCCGGCATCTCCGCCACGCTCGCGAGCGACCTGGTCGGCACCGGCCCGCGTCTGCAGCTCGACGTCCAGGACGACGCCGCGCGTGTCGTCGAGCGGGCGTTCTACGACTGGGGCACGACGATCGACCTGCCGGCGAAGCTCAGGACGATGCGCGAGGCGCTCGTTGTCGACGGCGAGGCGTTCGCGCTCATGATCAACAACGCCCGCCTGCCGGGCGTGCAGCTCGACCTGCGGCTCGTCGAGGCCGAGATGGTGGCGACGCCGACCGAGCTGATGCGGCAGACCATCACGCCAGAGGGCAACACGGTCGACGGCTTGGAGTTCGACGCCACCGGCAACGTGGTTGCCTACCAGGTGCTCAACTTCCACCCGGGCAGCAACTACCGCGTAAACAACCTGCAGTTCCAGCGCGTGCCGGCAGCAGCGGTCATCCACTGGTTCCGCCGGCAGCGTCCCGGCCAGAACCGCGGCATGCCCGAGGTGGCGCCGGCGCTCAAGCTCTTCGGTCAGCTGCGGCGCTACACCGAGGCCGTGATCGCGGCCGCCGAGACCGCCGCCGACTTCGCCGCGTTCATCCACTCCA